CGCCTGTGCCGGGCGCAGTATGTGTTTGGTGGTTATGTGCAAAGTGACCGCCTTGTGGGTGACTACTCGGTGCCCCACCGCCAAAGAAAGTATCTGCACAACTTTGAGCACTTCGAGCATGGTGGCTAAAACCACCGCCCATGTGTAAGTTTAAGTTTCCGCCTGATCCTACTCCGCTTACGCCGCCTGAGTGTTGATTTTGTCTATTAGCTCCATGGCCACCACTAGCTGATACATAAGGGCCAAAACTAGATCCGTTGCCGTTTCCGCCTGCACCTGAGTAGTATGTTCCACCGCCACCGCCGCCGATAGTAATACCAACTGAGCTAATACCAGTTACATCAAGTACTCGTTCTGCGTATCCGCCAGCTCCGCCACCTTCTCCGTGACCTGATCCGCCACCAGCGCCACCTTGAATTTGAACCTTGATGTATTTAACACCTGCTGGTCTAGTCCATGTACCGTCACCGGTCCATACTTGCATACTTGCAATACCGTGAGGTTGGAACGATGGATTAGATCCATCACTTTGTAGTGCTCGGTATGCTCCGTTAAGTCCGGTTAAGTTTAAACCACCGCGACTAACTGGCAAGGTACCAGTTACAGTTCCTGCGCTAACATCAACTGCTCCTGTACCTAATCTGTCTGCTGTTATATTTCCACTGGCAATTTTAACTGCTGTAACTGTATTGTTTTCAAGTTCGGCAGTTTCTAAACTGCCATCGATGATAGCACTACTAGTAATATTCTTCAGTGTTTGATAATTAAATGCCATGTCTTTCCTCTATTAGATACCTGTAGCCATTAACCAACCGTTTGTAGCGCCAGACCAAACTAGAGTAAATGCAGCCCCGTTTGTTGACACTGTCATCGAGTCTGTAATTCTCATAATCTTGTTGCTGTTGTTAGCTACTGTTAAGTTTCTTGCGCTAAATGTTCCAGAGTAATCAATAACTTGAACCATATCACCCAGTGTAGGACTAGACGGAAGCGTCATAGTAACTGGGCTACTGTTTGTATCTACCCAGTATCTTCCGCCTGCTGATGCGTTAAAGTTACTAGCTTGTACAGACCAGGGTTGACCGTATTTAATTTCAAGATAGTTCTTGTTAATAACATCATATGTACCACTAACACTTTGTGAAGCACTAGTTGCAATACTTGCACCTGTAAGTGATACACCAGCTTGTGCAGTAAGCGTACTGCTTACTGTTACAGTTGTCATTACCTGAGGACCACCTTCGTTATTATTAATAACATAGTCAGTTCCATCGGAAATAATACTGTAAGTTGCACCTGACGGAATTGTTTGAGATGCTCCGGTAGAAAAACCAGGACCTTTCAAGTTTCCAGTTGGACTAGTTAGTGTAATAGTTCCAGAAGTACTATTATAAAAAGTTTGGGTAATACCAGTATATAACACTGGACTAGCCAGTGTTACTGTATAGGGTGCAGTGCCGGTAAGACTAGTAATCGTACCCGCAGTAGGGGTTGCGATTGTTGCAGTTGTAGTAACCGCAGTTACTGGCGCTACACTATTATATCGTGCCATATCTCGTATCCCCTATTATGTTGTACTTGTTTCAATACCGTATATTGTAACATTAATTGCAGAACCAGCACTAGCATAAGCTACCACTGTTTTGCCTGCGTCTAATACTAAACCAGTTCGTTCAAATACACCTTTTCCAAGGATAACGGTATCGTACTCGATCCATTCGTTTGAGCCCGGGGTGTCGCTTGTTGATAAAGCTAATCTCACGGTTGCTGAGGACGCACTAATGTTAGTCATCGACACATTAAACACTGCGTAATATCCAGTTGGGACTGTGTATACTGTAGTGTTAGTAGTTGCCGATAACTGCGTTGGGGTCGCTAATCTTCCTGTTGCCATGCTATAATTTCTCCATTATTATCGTTGCATAAAGAATCCAAGGGCAACGGGTGCTCCGTCAATGCCGCCTGTAAAATTCATCTTACTTGTTACTTGTAAACCTACACCAGTTGTTGTACTGATGCTGTTACCAGCAACATATACTACGCCCGAAGTTAGTGTATTTACATTTAATGAGCTTTGTCCGCCACCAATTTGGGCTGTAATATAAGCTCTAACTGCTCGTTGTGTAGGAACAATGTTATCACTGTTCGCTGTAAAGTACGGATCAGTACTGAATTGTGTAATAATTGCAGAACCAATACCCAACTCTACGCTACCCAACTGCAAGCTGTTCAAACCGCTTAGGTTAAACGCACTAGCGTTCAATGTAGCAGTACCAGTTGCCTGTTGTACGCCGAACAAGTTACCGACGTTAAAGTTACCATCTTGGTCAGTACTTGTAAAGAACACACGACCACCTGCTGAATACAATGATTGTTTTGCAGTGTCAGGTGCTTGTAGCGGTGTTCCTGGGTAGTTTGTTGTGGTGTAGTTACCTGTACCAATGTACAAGAAGTCATGACCAGTTAAACGAACTTGTGAATATTTAATTCTAGTTGTTACTAAATCGCCATGGCTTGGAGCTTGTAGTACTGTTAATCCAGGGTTAATTTGGAATGTAGCAGTATAAGCACCCTTTACGCCTAACTTGTTAGTAACTGTAACTAGTTTAAAGTATACACCTGGCAAGCTAGCAAACTCGACGTTTGCACCCGGCTCAGGTACTTCATACATACCAGCAATGTTAATGAATGTGCTTGCTTGATATAGGTCACTGCGTCCGTCACCGTTAACTTCTGCTGTAGCAGTTGTGTTATCAGCACCGCGATCACTAAACGATGGGTTGCCTAAAGCGCCATCTGCTAATCTAACTCGAGTCGCTACTGCAACTACCTTGTTTGGATCAGTAACTGTTGCTGTTGGTCCTGCACGATATGTACCTGTTAAACCAGTTGTTGTACTTAACGATGCTGGAGTTGAGCTACCTTTAACAATACTAACCTTGAAGCTAGTGTTTGTAACAATAGTAGATCCAATTACATAGTAAGTTGTATCTTCTAACAATCCGGAACTTTCACATCCAGTGAACTCAATCGGTTGACTGTCTACTAGGTTAGTAGTATCAGCTACTGTGATTACATTAGTTGATGTAGTTGTAGCAGATACAGTACCTTTTGGATAGCTTGATCCTGGCTCAATCATTCTAATTTCAGTAACGCTTCCGCCTGCTACCTTAACACGACCTAGTGCCGTAGCACCTGTTCTCATTGAACATGCTACAGTACCGCTAGTGTTAGATACAGCTACCCATAGTGGGTTACGGTTTGTGTTACCAAATGCAACTGAACTCCAGTTGCTTGAACTAGATAGTGCTCGTTGTGTCCAGTTTACACCGTCTGGGCTAGTTGCGGCAATTGCGCCACCACTTGCTACTGCTACAAATAGACCTTGACCATATGAAATCTTAGTCCATGTAGTGCTTACTGGTAAACCTGCAGGTGATGCAATCCAGTTTAGACCTTTATCTAAACTGTATGCTACTGTACGGCTTGATGTTTGAATTGCTACAAAGCGTCCGTTACCGTAGGCAATACTAGTCCATGTGTTAGAACCGCTGTTAGGTAGCGTACCACCGCTGGTCCATGAAGTACCGTTAGTACTGATTGCTGTACTTGTGCTACCTGTAGCAATCGCAACAAATGTACCATTACCATGAGTAACCGCAGAATATGTACCTGCGCCAAGAGTTGGAATAGTTCTGCTAGTCCAAGCAGTAGCAGTAGCACTTGATACTGCTGAGTTAGTTCCACCTACTGCTACATAGATACCGTTGCCATATGTTAGAGCGGTTAAGTCAGTTTTACCTGAGTCAGTACCGGCAGTCCATGCAGTACCTGCTAGAACACCAGCTGAAGTAGTGTAGCAGTTGTTACCTGAACCGTTAGCGATTGCAACATACTTAGCGCCAGTATCTAGAATAGTTACTGTAGGAGTTGATGTATAACCAGTTCCTGAGAAGCCTAAGTAGCTTGAGTTTGTTTCAATAACTGCGTTTGAGTCAGATAATAAAATCTCACCAACGCCGTCAAATTGTGTGCCACCTGAGTTTGCAATAATGCGAGTTGCTGTTGCTGTTGCCCCAGTACCGCCGCCACCTGTAATAGTAACTTGTGGGTTTGCAGTGTAGCCACGACCAGCAGTATTAACAATAATCTTTGTAATACGGTCAGTGGCCGCAGTAACAGTTGGCAATGCATTGTATCCAGATCCTGGAATAGTTACAATAACTTCAACAATCTTTCCATCTAAAACTACCGCAGTAGCCTTAGCGCCAGTACCACCACTTGTTGGAGTAAACACAATCACTGGAGGAGTAGAGTAGCCTTGACCGCCATCTACAACAGTAACGCTAGCAATTTGATCTTCTGTCGCGGCACCAGTTGTATTTGGAACACCAAATACTGCTTGTAGGATCGCACCTTGACCACCTAAGCCGCCAACAATAGCAGTAGCAGTTGCGCCTGCACCGCCACCGTATACTACATCGATCATGTCAGTAGCTGATAATGCACCAGCAGTTGCCCATGTTACGCCATCTGCAGAGTATGAAGTATTAGTTGAACCGTTAGCGATTGCAACATACTTGCTGTCAGCAAATGTAATGTCTTTCCAAGTAGCTGTTGCACTTAGAGTTCTTGCTGTTGCTGTATATCCTGGAGCAGTGTAGCTAATACGAGGCTCAATAATGTATGCAGTAGTTAAGTCTAATGCGTTTACGATTGTCTTGCCTGGAACAATATGATCCCAACCTGCGGCTAGCATTGTGATAGTCTGACCGCTTGTTGCTGTTAGACCAGTAACTGCACCGCCGCCTTCAGTTGCTTCTACTTTGAAAGTAGTTGCGCTATCAACAGATGCAACATAGTATACAGTGTTAGCTGTTAAAATACCGGCAGTAGTTGCAAGGAAGTATACTGGTAAGCCAACATACAATGTAGCTGTACTTGCTACTTGCAATACTGTAGTTGTTGACCCAGTAATAGTTAAAGGATCAAAACCATCTCTGTAAACTTGGGCAATCTTAGAACCACCGCCGTATGTTAAGATGTTAGCATATTGGCCAACACCTGTACCAGCAGTAATTTGAATACGCATACCGTTGTATGCATTAGTTAGTGCTGTGTCAGTAGCGGCAATAGTAATCGAAACTTTGTCACCTGATTGAGCAGCGTTAGCTTGCGTAACATAGTTAGTACCGCCGTAACCGTTATCGTCATTTAAGTCGATAATGCGTGTTTCTGTAACTGCACCGTCACGATATTCATCGCCAATGGCTGCGGCATTATAACCAGCGCCGTTGACTGCGACTACAGTGTTAGTATAGTTCTGACCTGCGTTACCAAATTCTAAACGCAATACTTCGGTTGTACCGTCAGTAACTGTGTTGGTAATTTGTGCTTGGTATGCGCGGTTATCAACTGTACCATATAACGGAACTTCTTTGCTTGATACACCTTCAGCGATAACACCGTATGTACCGTATGAACTGTTACCGTTAGTAGCACGGATTCTACCACCTAGCTCTGCTAGGTAGCCAGCGTAACCATAGTAGTTGAACACTGAAACTAATTCTGTTAATGAATCAGCGCCAGTACACCATACACCAATACCGTCTGACAAGATTGTTGTAAAGTCGTTCTTAACCATTGACTTGTTACCGCCACTGTGTAGTGAAGAATCAATCTTAGCACCAGTACATGCAGTACCAAACATTGTGACGTTCTGTGAATAGTGTGAACGAGTCATTACCCATACACGGCTATCGTTAGGTCCAAAGCCTGGGTTCAATGCTACGAACGCACCTGCTGTTGGACGCTTTGTTCCATACTGGTTTTCGTCTGTTAGCTGACCGTTTAAGCCGCTTAGTGTACAGTTTCTTAGACCAGTACTGTTGCTTACCCAGAACATGTCTGATAGTTCAGAACCTGCTACTGCGTTGTTATATAAAGTTGCAGAGTATGTTGACTGATAGTTACCTACATACTGTAAGTCTTCAATTAACGCATCAATGTAAGCGCTCATATCACGCTTGCATGAAACTTCATCATAGAAGTATGATACCATGATTGAACCAGTGTCTGTTGTAACTGGTGTTGAAGTTAAACTATCTACACTTTCACCAAATGTGAACGATGTAATGCTTGGAGTAGTCAATACATAGTACTGAGTACCTGTAACAATAGTACCAACTGTATTACCAACTGTAGCAGTAATAGTACCTGTACCAGTACCTGGATCAATTGCGGCTCCGTCAAACACACTAGCTAGTGTAATTTGTGTAGAGTTAACAATGCTCTCGATATAGTATACTGTTCCTGCAGAGATATTGCCAATAGTTGTACCAACGATTGTGGTAAACTTTTGACCAACCATAAATCCTGCTGTTGACTTAACAGTTACTAAGTTTCCAGTTGAACTAGTTGCTTTGATTACTGCGTCAATAATTGTAGATTTGAATACAATAGTATCGCCTACTGACAAGTTATGAGGCAATCTAGTTGTAACAGTGTTATCAACACTGCTTGTACCAATTACAGTATCACCGAAGTAATCGCTAATCCATGCTGTTGCTTCAGATGCTAAGAAATTCTTGTTAGCTCTTAATGCTTCTACGGCATTGATTGTACCTAGTGTGTTGTTATATGTTAGTGTACCAGTTACTTGCGGAGTGTTGCCAATACCTTTGCTTAGGATATCAATAATAATTGACATACCGTTCTTGACTCGAGCTGTAGCAGTTGCGCTTTCTGCAACTACATCTGCAATCGCACCTTTCAAGAATCTAAATGCATCTAGTGTTGCTTTCTTTTGGTCGCCTAGTACTAGTGCCGCTGTTGCACGGTAGTAACTCATACCTGCCTTAACAGATTGATAGTTACTGTTCAATACCATATCCCATGCTACTGCGTCTACAATGTAACCAACATCGCGTTCGCATGTTACTACATCATAAACTAAGTTTGGATAGTTTGTTCCGATGAAGTCTGATACATCTGCAACAATAGTAGCCTTGGCTGCTGTTAGAGCTGCTTGTTTAGCTAGTAGATCGCTATCAACCCATGAAGTTCCTGGGTCAACTTGTGCAGGTAAGTTTACTAGATCAGTAATTGTAGCAATAATGTCATCCATTAATGATACAATCTCAGCGGCTGCGCCAACTGAACCAGCAGTACCACGAACTTGTGATGCATTAGTTTGTAATGCTGTAACGGCTGTGTTTTGTGACACATCTTCCATTAAGTCTCTTAAGAAAGTGTATGCCGCTAATGTAGCAGTTTTGTCTGCACTATCAATTTGAAGTGCATTTGATAAGCCTGAGAAGTATGCGGCTGCGGCTTGACGAGTAGCAATGT